TTACTGGGGGCAAAACAGGCAATCGATAGGCCAACACGCCGACCCCACCCCCCTTTATCTGGCGGTACGTCAACGCATACGGGCTCTATATACCAGTTTGGTAAATTCATCGTTCGGTAATTGCGTTGGAGTCCCATGCCCTCCGAAAAATCGCGGGTGTATTTTCATTTGGGTTTGTTGTAGAGTGCGGATATGATTAAATATACTACACTAGAATCTCTTACATGGGACATGGAATCCGACTTTGTTGAGATGGGGCGTCTTGCGTTTGAAGAGAGCCAGTTCCACGAAACGGTGACCTTTGACCCTGATAAGTTGATTGAGATTGCGCGTTCCCATGTCCACGACGAGGGAAAAGTGCTTCATATTGCGGAAGATAATGGCGTTGTTGTTGGCGTTTTTGCTGGTTACAAATCGTCGTTTTACTTTAGCTCTGACATTTTGTGCCGAGATGTGTTATGGTTCGTCCGAAAAGAGTACCGTGAAACGGGTGTTGGTTTGGTTTTATTGGGAATGTTTGAGGATTGGTCTAAGGGTCAGGGCACGGATGTGATTTGGCTTAGTCAGGATTCTGGTGTAGACACAGATAAATTTTCGCGGATATTGGGTAAGCGGGGCTATAGTTTCGTTGGCGCGAATTACAGTTTAGGAGTTAGCTGATGAGCTATTCATTATATAATCCGTTTATGGCGTGGAAGATGGAGCAACGTACGTTTGGTGATCCGGAACCGAGTCCATCTCCATCACCTAGTCCATCACCGTCACCGAGTCCATCACCGAGCCCGGCTCCTGCTCCGGCTCCTGCACGTTCTGAGACTGAGGTACAGGCTGACATTAACGCGGCATTAGACGCGAGTGGCGGCGACTGGACTCCTGAGTTAAATGATTTGGTATCTGAACGGACGGCGGTTCGGGAATCCCCATCTCCTGCTCCTGCTCCAGCTCCGGCACCATCTCCGACCCCTTCGCCATCTCCGAGCCCAACACCATCTCCGAGTCCGAGTCCGAGTCCGAGTCCGAGTCCGAGCCCAACACCTTCTCCCGCTCCTGCGACTATTGGTTCGGTGTCTCCTACAGGTCAGTATGCTGGTGACGGGTTTGAGTTTGTAGAGAACGAGGGTGGTTATTTAACTCGAACATACACGGGTGCGAATGCAGATGCAGGTTTGGGGTCTGATGTTATTGCTGGCGGTACAGCGGACAAGGCCACTAAAGAGGCTATTGCTCAACTATCTTTAGACGAGGGCACTCCTTTTGCGAACAGCGCGGCATCGGCTACGGATGGCGACTTATTAAACTTATTTAAGGATGGCACCTTTGGTGCGAGTGACTCTTACGCTGATCAGATTGGAGCGGCGACTCCTGCTTCTCAGAAGACGGATTACAGTACCGAGAGTAGTTTTGACGATGCTTTTGCGGAAGCTCGTAGCAATTTAGGTGCGAATCAGACGTTTACTTACAACGGCAGTTCTTATTCTACGGCGGTAGCTGGCGAGGATCCTGCTCTGGACGCGGCGATAGCGTCGTCTTCTAAACCTGGCGGCACGACATCAGTGACTGATGCAGAGGTTGGACTGTCTCCAGAAGAGCAGTTAATGGCGCAATCTGTAACGACACCGGGTTCTCAGGATTATTTAGATTCTCTGGGAGAGTTTGATCCGTCGGTATTTACGGAACCCGCTTCGACTACGGGCGGCTATGACGAGATTCCTGCTAATTTGTTGGATAGTTCAGGTTCAGGTGCCAGTGTTTCGCAGGATCTGTTGGATCAGATAGGCGGGGCGTCGGGCACGACTATTGAGAGCCTATTACCTGGCAACGCTACTGGCGGCACAGATATATCGGACATGAACTTTCAGGAGCGGTTTGAGAGTCAGAGTCAGTTGGCTGATGCTGATCCTACGGGTCAGAGTACGGCGACGGGCACACTTCTTTCGGATGGCTCTACTGTTGACACGTTGGTTTCAGATACGGATGACGGTCTCAAGACGTTTGAGGCGACTCAGGTTGCGGGTAGCGACGATCCTGCGAGTATTCAGGAGGTTAGTTACACTGATTCTCAGGGCAATTCGTTTAGTACGCTTGCTGAAGCTCAGTTATCTGACTCTCAAGATTTGAACCGACGACTAACGGCGATTAATACAGCGCCTCAAGAGATTAGTTACGTCAATCCGATGGGTGGTCCGGAACGGTTAATCAACGCCCAAGTTGTTGACGGGCCTATTGGTTCGCTGGATCCCAACGCGAATAGCAGTTATTCGGGTTCCACTACTTCGTCTGGCAGTGGTGGCATGAGTTATGCTGATATGTTGCGAAGTTCTGGTGTTTCTGACGCAGAAATCTCAGGAATGCAGGACACAGTTCGCTCAACACCTGTTGACACGAGTGATCCGTATAATGCGTTTCCGACGGGTAGCGACATGGGTTCTGACACGTTTGGGAACTTTCTCCCTGGCGGTGCGGCGGATACTCTTAAAATAGTTGGTTCGGGGCTTGAGTCCATTGGGAACAGGTTTGCGGGTCAGGATATTGCGCAGGTTGGTTATGGCGCGGGTCAAGTTGACCCTGCACTGGCTCGAGCGGTTGGTGTAACTCCTGGGCAAGAGAGTTTTGCGTACGGTGACGAGGCTGCGCTTACGACATTTGGTAGGGACATGAAGGACGCGGGACAGTTACTGTCGGACCGCGTAACGGGGAACTTGAGTGAGGGTTACCGTGAGAACCTAGAAGCTCCTATATTTGGAGACGACGGGTTTAATCTTGACGCTTTGACATCCAAAGTAACGCGGGGCGTTGTTCCGGTTGCTACGGCGTTGTCGGGTCTTGTGTTTGGTGCCCCCGGTGCGTTAGCCACGGGCGCAGTAATGACCACGGGTGACGTTGCTGACAGTACCGATAAACTGGTGCAGCAGGCATATGACAACGGGGAACTTGGTCCGATCAGTGATTCGGAGTTACAGACTGTCAAGAACGATGTAAGGAACACAGGTTTCGTTCCGTCCATGGTTGGCGGCGCGGCGTTGAATCTACTTCCGTTAGCCAAAGGACCGTTAGCCAAGCGTTTCTTAGCGAACGCGGCGGGTGAGGCATTTGAAGAGGGGATTTACGAACCCAACGTAGCAAACATAGCTACGGACGTAACTACGGGAACGAACTACGGCTTGACGGCGGATCCAGATGCCGCGCTAACAGCTGCGGTATTGGGCGGCCCTGTCTCTCTGGCGGGTACGACTACGACTACGAACGCGGCGAACAACGAAGCGGGGCCTAATATACAAGCGGAATCTCCAGGGAATCCATTTGCGGGTGGCCCAGCTAGTGACGTAATCAGCGGCACGTCGCTGTCATCATCAAGGTCCAGTGATCCAGCGGTTAATACAGCCCCACCGTCTGTTCTATCTCGTACGCAAACAGGTACGGCTCCTAACATAATCACCATTCCAGGTACGAATGTTGAGGTTCAGGCTATAGCGCCTGCACAGAACACGGCACCTTCGGGTCCACAAAACTCGGGGCTTGGTTCTTTGGGTACGGGTGGTACGTTTGTACAGCCTAACCAAGGCACGGTTGCGGCGTTACCTGCACCGTCTGATGTGGATTCGGCACCGAATGTAGATGCATCCCCACCTGGTCTAACGGCATCGGAGATCTTGCAAAACGAGGTTGATATTATCACGACGGACACGAACACTTCGGTTGAGGACGCGAAAGCGGGGGCGGCGAGTCTGTCTCTGATTGAAACGGCTCAAGCTGCGGGTGCGAATGTACAGAATGGCGACAGCCGAGCCAAGGTTGAGCAGGAACTAGGTATAATTACTGAGTCCCAGCCTGAAGCAGGCACAGGTTCGTTGGATGCCGCGGTGGCGTCGTCACAAGCTACACTTCCGGAAGTTGATATAGGTTTGATTAATCAGACACCGCAAGTTGATTTACCTACAGGGGTTGGTTCATTGGATGCTGCGGTGGCATCGTCTCAGACGGATCCAGCGTTGTCGGATATAATTACGAGACAGACAGATCTCTCTAACGTGGATGTAAGCAATATAAACGCAAATCCCAATCTTCCTTTAGGGGTAGGATCTTTGGACGCGGCGGTTGCTGCTTCTAGTCAGAACTTAACTCCGGAAGGTATTATTAGCCTTGAGGTTGCTGAAACAGGTGCTTTGTCGAATGCGACCGCTCAGAAACTTGCAACGGAAAACAACTTGTCTATGCAGGATGTAGCAAACATGGCTGAGAATGCCATGGGGTTAGAGACTTCTCAAGCTACAGGTCCGAAGACGGAAGTAGATGTAGCCGCCACGGTTGAGGTTGATGACCCATCAGTTGGTGGTACAGCGATGGCTGCGGGTCAACAGGGTGCAAAAACTGCGACAGAAGGGTTTGTGTTTGATGGCGAAGTCATAGATCCTGTCTCAGATGTCAGTGTTGACGTTCAAGAAGAGGTTGAAGGAACGACGATTGATGGAACCCTTGGATCTAGAGATGTGGAGGTGTCAGAGCCAACGACCACAGTGGAGACAAGTATTCCCGTTGAGACAACGACTAGCGTCCCTGTTGATACTTCTGTTACTACAACGACTAACGTCCCTGTTGATACTTTCCCACCTGATGCGGAAGACGATGAAGAAGTTGTTGTTGAAGTTGATGATCCAGTGGTGTCGGATCCAAGTGGCCCTAGCGATGACGACGATGACGACGTAGAGGTGGACATTGACACGGGTGACGACGATGACGATGATGCCGACGAAGTTGTTGACGAAGCTCCGTTCACATGTCCAGATGGATATGAGGCGGTGAAGATCAACGACGAGTGGCGTTGTCAGGCTACAGACGCAGCGCCAGCGAGAATGCGACCAACAGGCGGCTCTTACTATCAGCCCCGCAAACCTTCTCCTGCATCCAAGGCGAAAGCCTATAGGTTCCGCTAATGAACTTACAGGCACTTCCCGAGGACGCATTAAAAGAGATACTCGCGCTCACAGAGGCGAAGAAAAAACTGGACTTGCGTGAAGAAGCGCAAGACCATTTCATGCCGTTTGCACATCATGTGTACGAAAACTTTATTGAGGGTCGTCACCACAGGATTATTGCAGAAAAACTTGAGCTTGTAGCACAAGGTAAGCTCAAGCGGCTCATAATTAACATGCCACCTCGACATTCCAAGTCAGAGTTCGCGTCATTTTTGATGCCAGCTTGGTTCTTGGGTCGCAACCCAAAGCTAAAAATCATACAAGCTACACACAACACAGAGCTTGCGGTGCGTTTTGGACGTAAAGTTAGGGATCTTATTGATGATCCTGCGTACAAAGAGGTGTTTCCAGAGACAAATTTGAAGGAGGACAACAAAGGTGCGGGTAAATGGCAGACTGATAAAGGTGGCGAATACTTTGCGGCGGGTGTGGGAGCGGCTGTCACAGGCCGTGGTGCGGATTTATTCATCATTGATGACCCGCATTCGGAACAAGACGCGCTAAGTGAGAGCGCATTTGACAATGCGTACGAGTGGTACACCTCGGGACCCCGACAACGTCTACAACCGGGCGGCTCAATCATTCTGGTTATGACGAGATGGGGAAAGAAAGACTTGACAGGTAGGTTAATCGCTGCGCAGGGCAGTGATATCATGTCTGATCAGTGGGAAGTTGTAGAGTTTCCAGCGATTCTTCCCTCAGACAAAGCGTTATGGCCTGAGTTCTGGGAAAAAGATGCGTTACTGGGGATAAAAGCCTCTCTTCCGGTGTCTAAGTGGAATGCGCAGTGGCAACAACAGCCTACAGCGTCGGAATCGGCTATAATCAAACGGGATTGGTGGCAGTCGTGGACAGAAGAGAAGATACCTCCTGTGAAATATATACTGCAAGCGTATGACACGGCGTTCTCCAAGAAGGAAACAGCAGACTATTCAGCCATCACAACATGGGGAATCTTTGAGCCAGAAGAAGGTGGCCCTGATAACATAATCATGATGGACGCTCGACGAGGTCGCTGGAATTTTCCTGAACTAAAGGAGGTAGCGTATGAAGAACACGAATACTGGGAGCCCGATATGGTGTTGGTCGAAGCAAAAGCGACGGGCACACCACTCATTGACGAGTTGCGCCTTCGGGGCATTCCGGCGTTAGGGTTTTCCCCTGGTAAAGGAAGAGATAAGGTGACACGAATGCACATGGTTGCGCCGTTGTTTGAGGCGGGAATAGTGTGGGCACCAGAAGACCAGAAGTTTGCGGATGAAGTGATTGAAGAAGTTGTTTCATTTCCTAATGGTGACTATGACGACTTTTGTGATAGTATGACGTTAGCATTGATGCGTTTTAGACAGGGTGGGTTTATTTCCTTGCAGAACGAGGACGAGGGGAACGACTTTGTTCCTAGAACACGGGAGTATTACTGATGGCACTGCCACCACGCCCAATGGGCTCAATAGTAGATTCGGGACAAACGCAAGGCGGGTTTGATGAAAACCTCCCATCGGTAGACGTATCCGTACCACAAGTAGAAGATTTCGCCGGAGGGGCAGAAGTTATCCCTCAAGAGGACGGCACAGCGGTTGTTCAGGCTTTAGCGGACATGATCCAGCAAGCCGAGGCCGAAGCGCCTATGGAACACAACGCCAACCTAGCAGAGTTTCTTGACGAGGGTTATCTTGGTGAGTTGTCAACAGAGTTGAGAGCTGCATACGAGGACGATCAGGAGTCTAGATCCGAATGGGAAGAAGCCTACACAAAAGGCTTGGATCAGCTAGGCGTTAAGGTAGTAGAGCGTACAGAGCCGTTTCAGGGTGCCAGTGGAGTAACACATCCTCTGATAGCTGAGAGCGTCACACAGTTTCAAGCACAGGCTTATAAAGAGCTTTTACCAGCGGGTGGGCCAGTTGCCACACAGATACTTGGCAAACAGGATCCAGAGCGTGAGGCGCAAGCGCAGCGTGTAAAGAATTTTATGAACTACAACATCATGGAAGTGATGGAAGAGTACGACCCCGACATGGATCAACTTCTGTTCTATTTGCCGTTGTCAGGTTCCACGTTTAAGAAAGTTTACTACGACGAAGCCAAACAGCGGCCTGTGGCTAAGTTTATTCCGGCTCAAGATTTGGTTGTCCCGTATCACGCGAGTGACTTGGCGACGAGTCCGCGAGTGACGCATGTTCTTCGCATGGATTACAACGAAGTTCGTAAGATGCAGGTTGCTGGTTTCTACCGCGACGTTGACTTACAGACTAGCGACGCGGGGCCAGACGAGGTGCGCGAGAAGGTAGACGAAATACAAGGCACAAGCAAAACGTATGCAGATGATGTATATACATTGCTTGAGATGCATGTTGACGTTGACCTCGAGGGTTTTGAGGACATGTCACCTGACGGCGAGGCCACAGGTATTCAGTTGCCCTACATTGTTACCATAGACCAAGAGTCTGGAGAAGTATTAGGTATTCGCCGGAACTTTGAGGAAAATGGCGAGTTAGCTAAGAAACAGCAATACTTCGTACACTACAAGTTTATGCCTGGTCTTGGGTT